TTTTAAAATCTACAGAGGACCTACTTACAACTTCTGAATATTGTGGAATCATTAAAATGTCATCAAAGCAAATATCATTATTGGCTAAATATTCTTTCACAAACTTAGCCACTCTGGATGCTTAAGAGTCCACTCAACCGTCTTTCTAATAGATTCTTCTAGTGGCATTGGAGATACCCATCCAGTATCAGCGATCTTTTTTCCATCTAAAGCATACCTTAAGTCGTGACCTGGACGAGAAGAGTGAAAGTCCTCTAGTTCATACTTCAAGGGTTTTCCAACTGCCTCTGCAATCATCTGAGCCATCTCTAGGTTGTCCACTTCTCTTTCACCAACAATGTGAAATTTTGCTGGGACTTCAGATTCTCCATAAGCTGGGAAGTGTTGCTTAAGAACGTGTAGCAAGCCATCCGCCTGATTTCTAGCATGTAGATAAAAACGACTTCCAATCTCTCCTTCTGGAGATGAATGAATTTTCATAGTTTCTCCATTAACAACCTTCTTGATTACCATTGGCATAAATTTTTCAGTATCTTGAGTTTCACCAATTATATTCATCGTGTTTGTAATTGCTATTGGAATGCCATACGTTCTCCAGTAAGAGAATGCAATACTTTCTTGTGCTGCTTTAGAAGCAGAGTAGGGATTGCTTGGAAAATATTGATCTTCCCATTCTTTATGAGAATAACCAGGCTTTGCAGGACCGTAAACCTCATCAGTTGATATATGCAAAAACTTTTCTGGCTTTGCAACCCTTGCCCAATCAAGCAGATTGCATATTAAGGATACATTATTTAAAATAAACGAAGCAGGTTCTTCAATACTCCTATCAACATGACTTTCACTTGCAACACTAATAACATAATCAATTTCACCAAACGCACTGGACGTAACCGAAGAAATGGGTGCAGCTAGATCTGTTTTGACAACCTTAATACGAGCATAAGCCCCTGGAAAGTCATCACATGCAACATTGATTCTATCTGTTAACCCCTTATGTGTAAATGTAGTTGGACAAACTATAAACCAGTCTGTATTTACCAGTAGGTGTCTAAGCACATGGCTTCCAACAAAACCACTTGCCCCTGTTAAGAGAACTCTTTTACTCACGTTTTTTCCTTTTCTATTAAATTAAATTAAAATTTATAAGATATTCTTTAATATCTTCTGTCATCTCAGGTTTAGATTTTATCATCTTTTCATCATCCTTGTCAACTTTTGGACGAGACTTGTATGTATGAATTTCTACTTCCTGAATCTTTTCTCTCCTTGTGTGGCTGATTGCATTATAAACAGATCCACACATAGCATCTGCAAGGTCCTTAGATTTCTTTCTTGGGTGGTCAACTCTATTATTATTCATAATTCTAAGCTCCTGCATTTCCTCAAGTAATAAATCTATTAGGGGTAAGGCTATTCTTTCTTCATAAATAAGCATAGATAAGTCTTCATAATGTTTTTTAGCTACCGATAAAGTTTCTGTCTTTATTCCCACACTACTTAAATCTCTTTGGATATCAAAAGAGTTCCAACGATCAAAGGTTACTAAGCCAAGATTAAATCCCAGCCTTCTTAAATTAATAATCCAATTTTTTACTTCTGATAAATCTACTGGACCTTCTTTTTTAGGCTCCCAATAAACTATTGCATCAACTACAACAAAGGGAACAATCTGCTGGTAGTCATTAAATGATTGTAGACTTACCCATTTATCAATGTGAGCAATAGACACGGCACACTTATCGTGCTTTTGTGCTAAGTCAGCGTGGACATAGTAGGTTATTTCAGGATCTGGTTGGAACGATTCTTCTATTCTCTTACCAACATCAATAGGGTTATGCTTTTTAAATGCCATTCCGAGCTTTTCTCTATTTTTAAAGAAGGCATCGGAGGATGTAGTTGGCATACAGGCAAAACGCATTAGTGCATCTGGCATATCTGTAAAGAAAGCTAATTTAAAATCTTCAATTTTTCTTGTAGGATTAATCTCCCAAGTTGGTCTTTTAAGTGCAAAGACTCCAGGAAGTTTGTAGGAATTGATATGATCTTCGTCCCACTCTACAGTAAACTTGTTTTGTGGATCATCCTCTGATAGAACTGGATTTAAAATAAATTCATGTGATCTTACAATGGTTTCTTTTTCTGCAATAACATCTTCGTACCTTGTTGAAATAAAGTCACCTTTAAAACGAGGGAATGAGAGAAGAACCACCTTGCCAAAGTCTGGGAAGCGAGAGTCAACAGATCCACGGAATGCTTTATAAATATTATCAGCAGTCTTAGCATGATCATTTCCACTTGCAGACTCCATTGCAAATCCAGAAATCTCATCAAGAATTGCAAGCATCAAGTTTAGACCTTCAGCAGACTCTCTTTCTGAGTGACCAGAGTAAACAGTAATAGACTTATCAAATTCAATAGCATCAATCCTTGGTGGAGAAAACTTTCCTGCAAACCAAGGGGATCCTTCTATCTTACTTCTAAAGCCTTTAAAGAAAACGTTCTTTGCCTGTTGAGCATTAATAGCAACATTCATAATATCAATAGCATCATTAGATGGCTTACCAAAATATCTTGAAGGATCTTTTAAGCATAATAATTTATAAACTAAATAAGAACATCCTACAGTAGAGGTATAATCTTTTCCACTACCTTTTCCAAGTTGCATAATAATTTCACCCTTGGTATATTTTTTATAGTGTTCCTTGCCAGCTTGTTCACCCATATATCTAATGATATCTTTTTCTTGATAGATTTGACTCATACATTCAACAAGAGTATATTGATACTCCGATAAATGTGGTTGATTTAAATATTTTTCACCTGTAACAAATGTTACAACGTCAACTGGGGTTTCTGAAAATGGTGACTCATCAAGAGCCTCCATAAAGTCACTAATATCAATTGTCAATTACAACTACCCCACCCTCATTAACTTGAGAAAGTTTTGTTAGAACTTTTGGTCTACAAGATTCACAGGATGAAGTAACTTCTTTAAGAATACTTATAAGTATTTCTTGCTTTCTTTCTGTTTCTAAAAGTTCATCAGCAAGTTCTTGATTATCAAGTAGCCCTGCTTTTTGCAACATCTCAAGTCTCTTGCCTTCAATATCAGCAATAAGTTTAATAGATGTAGTTTTTGCTGTTAAGTTTGCGGTAGTGTCTGCAGAGTCAATAACTTCGTATGCCTTTTTAATTAAAGATGAAAAATGTTGGTCTGCACCAGCAAGGGCTTCCTTTGCACGAGCATGGATTGCCTGATTATTGGCAGCCATAACTCTCCAGTCGGTAAGAAGCTCAGTAACTTTTACTCTTGGAATGTCAAGTATTTTTGAAATCTCTGAGGCATCAGATCCTTTTAGGTACTCTGAAGCAACCTTATTAACAAGGTCTAAATGATTAACTAACGCTGCTTCGCTTGACACGCTTACCTCTCTTCTTCACTGCTTTTACTCTGTCAGGATAAAAAGACCTTGTTGGTCCAGAAATATCCTTAAACATTTGAAAGCAATCTATCCATTCTACACCATTTTCAGGATTTTTTACAAGACTTTTAAACTTAAAAGTAGCACCATATTCTCCAGTAATCTTTATAAGATCACCTTCGTTTATTTCGTGACCACTTTCAGCTACCATCAAAGGCTTTCTTTCAAACTTATCCTGAAATATAATTTTCTTTTTAGCCACGCTTTTTAGCCTTCTTTAATAGGAGATACCCAATTAAATCATCTTCATCATTGTCACCTGCATAAAGCTTTTTATTCTTAATTCTATTTAACTTATCATCAATACGAACATTTAACTGCTCCATATCGTCTGCATTACTAAAGATACGAATAGGATTAAGGGCAGAGTTTCCGTATGCCACATTTTTTTCTAGCAACATTTCTGTGATATCTAAACAGGCAGCAAGAATGCTATATCCAGCTGGGGCGGTCTTATAAAGCTCAAGAATTTTTTTAATCTTATCTTCATTCTTATTTGCAAAGAATGCTTGTAAAGGGTATTCAGCCATTATTTTCTCCTACTTTTTCTTAATCCAAATTTTGAAAGATAAACGTAGATAGTCTCAACAGAAACGCCACACTCTTTAGCAATATCTTCTGGAGATTTTTTATCTACAAGAAATCTTTTTGTTAACCATTTTTCATTTGCATGAAGTTTCATAATATCATTATATCCTTTATAAGTCAAGCTTGGTTATTTTATTCCAGTTGTTTGTTGCATACCACCCAATAGCAATTGCATCTGCAACATCGTTGTCACTTACATCAGTCATAAATTCTATATTAACAAGTCTAATAGTTCTATTCTTTCTAAATTCTCTTTCCTTGCCTTTGTACCAAGATTCTGACTTTCCAGGAGTTTGTTTTCTTAATTCAAACTTCTCTTCTTTTGTTAGAACCTTGTTGCCAATCCAGTTCTGCCAAGCAACTGGTACACAAGGATAGATATCTTTTACGCCATTAATATATGCTGCACTAACAATAGCCCCTTGTGCAAGTGCTAACTGCATT